GCGGCTAAAATCATAGAAACAGAAGCTAAAGGTGGATTCTTACAAAGAAATTGGCGACCTGTTATGATGCTTACATTTGCAGGATTAATGGTAGCACACTGGTTTGGATTCACTGCTCCCAATATACCTGAGTCTGTACAAAACTCTCTTCTTAATATAATACTTGTAGGTATTGGTGGTTATACTGTAGGTAGATCAGCAGAAAAAGTAGCAACTAACTTTGGAAAGGGTAAGAAATGATAGATGAGCTAAAAAGACACCTTAAAAACTTCTTTAAAGGGGCGTGGATGCACAATCACACTATAAAGTGTATGATGTGCTGGAAAAACCTAAAACCCTCTGTATGGCTTTCTTTGGTCGTTCTAGCACTAATTCTTGGTTTGTTCCTATGAAATTTGTATTGATCCTGTATATGTGCAGTATGATTACAGGTCAATGCCCATCAAGTTCAATATCAGGATGGCAATTTAATACTTACTATGATTGTGTTAATGCAGGATATGGAGTAGCACAAAAAACATTTTTGAATCTTCAAGAGTTAGAAGAGTGGGATGAAGAATATATTAATAATAATAAAATTGTAATTAAGTTTGAATGTAAAGCAGTTAATTCTATTTAACGACCTTGCCCTCTATATCTTTTCTTGCTGTATTTTTTGTTTGGACTTTTTGAATGCCTCCCTTTTCTTCTTATAAATTTCTTTTCTCTTACTAGAAGCCCAAGCCCTCTTGCTTTCGTCATATTCTTTTTTTTTATCCTTTATGATTTGTTCATAAGGTTTTTTATATTGAGAATGATTTAATATCAAATCTATAAATAGCGGTAATGCTATCGCAACCAAAGACTCTTCATGATCTTCATGCATAATTAAAGCATCAGCACTACCCATCCATCTTTTAAGAGTCTTGAATCCAGCACCATTCTTTCGTGCTTTTACTTCTACTATCATGTCAGGATTATTTATTTTTATGTCGTGTGGATGATCAGGCAAAGCACCGCTTAGTACCTGTCGCTTGGCATCAATACCAGCTACTTGAAATCTTTTAACTAAATTATATTCAGTTCTATAACCTTTTTGCTTACTTTTTTTACTCACAAGGGTTTTCCATTTCTTCAGGTTTCTTTAATATTTCTTGTACATCTTGCAACCTAAGAATTGGAAATGCATCCCATGACTTTTGGATATAGAAAGCTAATCTATCTCTTACTGCGTAAGGATTTTCTTTAGCTATCTTATCAGCCATAATAAATGCTTCGCCTTTAATGTTTTGTTTTTGCAACTTTTCTACCTCCTTTCTCATAATCTCTATTAATAATTATGCGTCTTGCATCCCCATATTTACCTATCTTTTTTAGGTAATCCTTTTTAATTAAGGAGTTAATAATTACGAAAGCATGGGATTTACTTTTCATCCCACACCCTCGTAATATCTCAACATAAGAGGGAGAGATTTTGTTATCTTGAATGTACTTTTTGATAAACTGATAAACTTCATATTGTCGTCTTGTCATTTTTTCCCTGCAATTCTAATACTTGTATGTATTCATTGAGTCTGTCTATTTCTTTTGCTTGTATAAGATTATCTCTTTTGTAATCTTTTAATAGAGCGGTACACTTATCTAACCGCTCCATTAATTCTTTTTCTGTATTTTTTTCCATTAGAAAGGTACATCCTCAGTAGGTTCTGATTTAACTAACTCAGCATCATCAAAATCCTCCAATCCCTGTGGGGAGGATTTCGCTTCTGCTTTTGAATCCAGCAATTCCATCTTACTTTCAAACCTATCTAAATGAACTTCTGCATTCTTTTGTTTTACTCCATCTTTTTCCCACACATTGTATGTCAATCTTCCTTGCAATAAAACTTTGCTTCCGCCCTTTGTATATTTTGCTAGAACATCTGCAATTTTTTCATCCCAAACGACTACCTTGTGCCATTCTGTTTTCTTTTCTCCTGCCATTTTCCTGTGTGTTGCAACACTAAGGATGGCATAATTACCACCCTTAGCAGTTTGCTTTATTTCAGGATCACGACCAAGATTACCTACGATTGTGATTGAGTTATACATTGGACTCCTTTCCATTTAACTCTTTGAGTTTATCTTCGTACATAGTTTTGGTATGTTGATATACTGCTGGAGCATCTGACTTTGCTTTAGTCATAGCTTTTTTGTACATCTGTCCATATCCTTTTAATACTTTTGCATTTTTTGAAACTTCAATTTCCTTTTGAAACTTCTCTAATACATCAGTATCACTCGCACCAACCTTATTATTATTAGTATTAGTTTGACTTAAATCCATTTCATCTTCTGAATAGACAAAGCCATGTAATCCTAATAGTTTTAAGATTGCACGATCTACTGCTCGTTTTTCGGCCATAGCATATGGATAAGCATTTTTTGTATTCTTTGGACTTGCTTCTCCATAAGTAATAACTGTATCGCCATTTCTTTTTGCAATACATTTAATACAAACTATTCCATCTTTTGAATTGGTTTCTATCTCGGTAAGATCATATGCTATTGAGTTCTTTGCTCCTGCGATCTCAATATATCTGTGGTACATTACCCAAGTTCCATGACAATCCCATAAGCATTGCTTAGGATCAAAGCCAAGTTTACTGAGTATTTCTTTTACTCTATTGTCTAGTGGTTTAGCCATTTTCTACCTCCTTTGGTTTTGTTTAATGGTTAAGTAACCAGCTTTTGTTCTTGTGATAAGAACATTCCCACCTGTAGCTTTACGAACATCATCAGGTACGAATCCTTTTAAGATTGATCCTAGTGCTTTATGTTCTTCTGCTGTAGGTTTTGTTTCTTCCCATCTACTAGCATGGGATAGAAATTCATTGTTGCCTGTTTCATTAAAGTCAATAGTTTTCATGTCATTGATTTTAATTTTACCAGCAAGTTTTGGTAACTCACTTGTATCTAGTTTTTCAGGTTCTTTATCTTTAGTAACATAAGACCAAAAAGATTTTTCTATATCATATAGTTTCTTTTGATAATCTTTGTCTGCATCTATCTTACACACTTCATGTCTTTGATTACCAAAGATTACAGATAGATAAGCATAATCATATCCGCTTACCATCAAGTAATGTTGTACTTGTGGCATATATGTACTGATACAATTATCTAAAGTATTATTTGAATTGGTATGTTTCAGTTCAATAATTGTTCTTTCTTTTTCAGCAACCAAATCATATGAAGCATACATAAATTCTTTTTGCTTTATGATATTAGTTTCACTAAAAACAGGATCAAGAGTTTCTATTCCTGTTTCTTTTTCAAAAAACATTTTATTTACTGTTTCGGTATGTAATCCTATCTGAACAGGTAAGTTCCAAGATAAGTCCTCAGGTTCTTCTCGCTTGGTCTTTTCAAGCCAAAGAGTATGCCAATCGCCACGCATTATTCTATTTGCATCTGATCCGCCAAGAATAGTTGAGCGATCTACAATCTCTATTGGAGTTTTTTTAACTTCATTAGTTTTCATGTTTACTCCTTATTTGTTTTATTTATATTACCATTTTGTACATATAATTCAAGATCATAAAAAGTCTTTGTTATGTTTTGCAACCAGCCCTTGTGGTATTCAAAGTTGGTGTCAATCCTATCAATAAACTCTTTAGGTAATGGCAATCTTGGATATTTGAATGTCTTGATAATATCATCAGTACATTCTGTAAGCATTGAAGCTGGGTACTTTAGAAGTATTCTAAAGTATTGTTCCAGCCCCAATTCATTCGGTATGTTAATTGAAAAGGTACTAGCAATAGTTTCTATACATACTGCTATTTGTTTGCGGTTACAAGGTTGTAACTTGTTAGCCATTGTTTGAATAATATCTATTGCTTCGGTATCAATATTATTCTTTGCTAATTTTTCTGATCTTCTCATTGCTTGTCTGATCTCCCACACTCGCAACATCATAGATTCTTTTGCGTCTTTCTTGAATAGACTTGGAATCATATGGACTGTTGAATGTTTTAGTCGATCTTCTATCGTTACTAAATTGGATTGATCTTCTAATCCAGTTTCTAAAACAAGCATCCCAGTC